GGCGGCAGCCTGTTCCCGTTCCAGCGCATCGACGGCGCGCAGATCATGCGCGGCACCATCGGCACGTTCTCCTGCTGCGTGTTCGGGGACGAGGGCATCGCGTTCCTCGGTGGCGGTCGCAACGAGGCCCCGAGCGTCTACTTGGGGGCGAACTCCAGCAGCGTGCCGCTGGCCACGCAGGACGTTGATCTGTTGCTGCAGACCTACACCGAGGCGCAACTGGCCGATGTCAAGCTGGAGGCCCGCTTCGACCGGGCGCACCAGCTTCTCTACGTCCATCTGCCCGACCGCACGCTGGTGTACGACCACACGGCCAGCCAGGCTCTGAGCCAGCGCATCTGGTTCACGCTCACCAGCGACGTGGTGGGCTTCGCCCAGTACCCCATGCGCAACGTCGTGTGGTGCTACGACCGCTGGATCGTCGGCCACCCGAGCGAGCCCCGCGTGGGCTACCTCGACCGCAAGATAAGCACGCAGTGGGGCCAGAAGGCGCGATGGGAGTTTGCCTGCCCCATCATCTACAACGAGTCCAAGGGCGCGATCTTCCACGAACTGGAACTCGTGGCGCTGCCGGGGCGCGTGACTGTTGGATCGAACCCGACCATCTCGACCTCGTACAGCACCGATGGCCTGTCGTGGAGCCAGGATCGGTTCATCGGTGCCGGCACCACGGGCGACACGAGGAAGCGCCTGGTGTGGTTCCAGCAGGGCAACATGGAATCTCTGCGCATGCAGCGGTTCCGAGGCGACTCGGACGCGCATATTTCGTTCCTGCGGCTGGAGGCGCGGCTTGAGCCGCTGAACGTCTGATGGCCACCACGCCTCCGCTTCGCCTGAACCGCTCGCAGCTGGCGCAGTTCCTCAAGGATCAGGAGCAGATTCGCGCCTTCGAGAACCTGTTCAACGTGGTCGAGCCGCTGGCCCCTGATGTGGTGGCCCAACTCAGCGCGTCGGTTGGCACGGCGCAGGCCGCTGCGGTACAGGCCCAGGATCAGGTGCAGTCGGCCGAGCAGTCTCTGGCCGCGACTCTGGCCGCGTGCGAAGCCAAGGCCACGCTGGCGCTGCAGCAGGTGCTTGCGCTCAAGCACATCGCTGACTTCGTGGAGACTGCGCCCGCGCCGCGCGAGTTCAAGCGCAGCCGCTACGGGTCGTTCTACGACACCACGACGCAGACAGCGACCGTGATCAACACGGCCAAGGAAATCACGTTCAACACGACCGATCTGTCGCGTGGGGTGACGCTTGGCAGCCCGACATCACGCATCGTGGTGGACACCGAGGGCATCTACAACTTCCAGACCAGCATCCAGCTCGACTCGACGGTTGCCACTGATGAAACGTTCTACCTGTGGTTCCGGCTCAACGGCGCGGATGTCACGAACTCCGCGAGCCAGGCGCGCGTGAAAGGCAACAACGCCGAGGTGTTCCTGTCGCTCAACTACTTCTTCAACCTGAAGGCCGGGGATTACGTCGAACTCATGTTCAGCGTCACCAACCTCGGCGTGCAGTTGCTGGCCTCCGGTGCCGTGGCTCCGCATCCGGGCATTCCGTCCATCATCCTCACAGTCGCAAACAACATCGGGGGCGTCGAATCATGACCGTAACCGTAGCCGTACTCGTGCCTCCCAAGCAGATGGAGGCCGTGCAGACCACGCAGTACACCGCCACCAACGTGCGGGCCATCATCGACAAGGCCACCGTGACGAACACGGACACCGTGTCGCGCACGTTCTCGGTGAACATCGTCACGAGCGGCGGGTCTGCCGGGAACTCCAACCTCGTCATCGACACCCGCACCGTGCAGCCTGACGAGACGTACCTGTGCCCCGAACTGGTGGGCCAGGTGCTCGCGCCTGGTGGGTTCATCTCGGCCATCGCCAGCAATGCGACCTCGCTCACGCTGCGGGTGTCTGGACGCGAGATCACTTGAGCGGTATGATGGCATCCGCTGAGTCTGTCGGCCGCCAGCAGCCACCGGGAGGTGCCATGCTGCGTCAGAATTTCGAGCAAGTGTTCCGGCTCCCGCCCCCGGCGGTGGAGTGGCTGCTCGCGCTGTACGACTGCATCCAAGTGCTTGACGACGTTGCCGATGGCGACAAGGTGGAGCGTGCCGACCTCGACGCGGCCATCTGGAATCTGCTGTTCGCGCTGCCGGCTTCGCCGTTCTTCCAGCAGCACAGCGCCGTGCTGCTGCCGCTCATCTCGCAGGCGATCCTCAAGTGGCAGGGCGCAGACGCAGCCGAGCGCGCCGGGAACCCGTCAGCGATGGCCTACGCCTGGCGCGCGGGGTACTACGACATCGTGCTCTCGGTGGTCTGCATCTGCCACGGGGCAGCGGCTGCGGTGAAGGCCGCGCCGTTCGTGATGCAGACGTATGGCGAGACGTTCGACGCCTACATGAACGAATTCGAAGGAGGCAGCGATGCCTAATCCAGCAGTTCCAATCGTCGCTGCTGTAGCCAGCAGCGCGATTCAATCCCGCGCTGCGGGCAAGGCAGCAAGCCAGCAGTCGCAAGCTGCCGAGGCCGGCATCGAGGAGCAGCGCCGTCAGTTCGACGAGATGCGCAAGCTGCTGGAGCCCTACGTCCAGGCCGGCCAGCCCGCGCTGCAAGGGATGCAGGCGATGCTCGGGTTGCAGGGCGCAGAGGCGCAGCAGCAGGCCATCTCGGGGGTCGAGCAGAGCCCGCTCCTACAGGCCCTCACCCGTCAGGGCGAGGAGGCCATGCTGCAGAACGCCTCGGCCACCGGAGGCCTGCGCGGCGGGAACCTCCAGGGTGCGCTGGCGCAGTTCCGGCCCGCGATGCTGCAAGAGGCGCTCGACCAGCAGTACGCGCGCCTCGGTGGGCTCACCGCACTCGGGCAGCAGTCCGCTGCGGGTGTGGGTGCTGCGGGCATGGAGACGGGGCGCGGCGTCGCCGGTCTGCTCCAGCAGCAGGGCGCAGCCCGCGCAGGCGGCACGCTCGGCCGCGCGGCGCCGTTCGCCAACCTGCTCCAGACGCCGTTGCAGATGTACGGCATGGGCGTGGGCAGCGGACGGATTCCGTTCCCGTCGTTCGGGGGTGCGCAGGCCGCGTTCTCGCAGACCGGCCTCGGCTCGTCAGGGTTCGGCACCGGGCTGGCCTACGGAAATCAGGACATCGGCCAGTTCGTCAGCGACCGCCGCCTGAAGACCGACATCACGCGCCTGTCCACGCGCTCCGATGGCCTCGGCGTCTACCAGTTCCGCTACGTCTGGGGCGGCCCGCTGCACATCGGCCTGATGGCGCAGGAGGTCCAGCCGCTGTACCCGGACGCCGTGCTGCAGCGCGACGGATACCTCATGGTCGATTACGGCCGCGTTCCCGGAGGCTGACGACATGGCACTCGGCCCGATCAACTACCAGATGCAGGTCGCCACGCCGTTCGAGAGCGTGCTGCAGGGGATGCGCGTGGGTGCGCAGATGGCTGACGTTGAGATGGCTCGACAGCAGCAGGCTGTGCAGATGGAGGCCATGCGGCAGAAGGCTGCGCTGGAGCAGCAGGCCGCGCAACGTGCCGCGGCTAACGAGGTCGAGTTGCAGCAGCTTCAGGCGGTGCCATTCGAGCAGATGTCTCGGCAGCAGCAATTGCGGCTGATGCAACTGACCAACAGTGAGGCTAACCGTGCGTTCATCGGGCGTCAACTTGAACAGATGCCCGCGGCTGTCATTGAGAACCGCCTGCGCAGGTTTGGTAGCGTGGTGAACGCGCTTGCGTTGAATCCTGAAATCGGAGTCAGGTTGCTGCGAGAGTCGGCGGAAGCAGAGCAAGGCCCTACGGAGAGGAAGGCGCTTGAGGATGCGGCGCGCGTAGCCGAACTTGACCCGATAGCCGCTGCTCGCATGGTCCACGGCATGATGGACTTCGTGGCCGCAACCGGCAACGAACGAGCCAGCAAGATCGCCGACGCGGTGGTCAACAACCTCAAGCGTGCAAACAAGCCGCTGTACCCGGAAGCCCCCGGGAAGCCGATGGTGGTTGCTCCGGGCTCTACGGTGCTGCAAGACGGCCAAGTAGTGTTCACCGCACCGGCAGCGCCGGGGGCGCCAACTGAGGTCGAGCGGCTGACCGAACGCCTGAAAGACCCTGCGCTCACGCCGCAGGCTCGGCAGGCGATTGAGGGAAGGCTTCGCATTTTGACGACGAGGGAGCCGCCTAGAGAGCCGCGTGAAGCAAGAGAGCCAGTTGTTCAGGCCGTTGACCCCGATACTGGGCGAACAATCTTTGTCACTCAGAGCGAGGCACTTTCCCGCCGATTGTCGCCTGCGTCCAGCGCACGGCCCGAGACGCCCAACGTCTCCGAGCAGCAAGCCTCGGCGGCTACGCGGCGGCTGCTTCAGCGCGCCAAAGAGATCAGCGCAGCAGTTAAGCGAAATCCTAAGTCAGAAGCGCCTAGTGCTGTTGAAGCCGGCATGGAGAACACCCCACTGCTGTCCAGAGCCACCAATCTTGTGCGCGACACAGATAGGCAAATCGTATCCTCGGCGCAAAACGATGTGCTGGACGCATTGCTGTACCTCGCTACCGGGGCTGCGTACAACAGAGAGCAGTTGGAACAGCAAAAGAGCGCGTACCTTCCAGTATGGTCCGACGATCCTGCTACTCGCGCAACGAAGCGGCAGCGGTTGGCACAGGCGATTGAGGGCGCTAGGGTGCGCGCCGGAAGAGCGTGGACGCCCGAACTGGAAGAAGAGTTGAACAAGCTGCTGGCGTCTCCGACGATGCAGTCGGGCGCAGGCGCTGCTCCAGCCGGAACAGGCCAATGGCGCCTGTTGCCGACCACGCCGAGGTAACCGCATGGCTACCCAAATCTATCGCGTCCAAGACCCGAATGGCGTGGTCCGCGAGATCGAAGGCCCCGCTGGTGCCAGCGAGGAGGATGTAATCCGTGAAGCGCAGCGGCTTTTCGCTGCCGCGCCGCCCGATCCTGGTCAGCAGATGTTCGAGCAGCGCCGGCGGCAAGTGGGCAATATTGTCGGCGGCGCGGTTCGTGGCGCCGGGTCTATCGGCTCAGTGCTGACTGAGGCCGCGCGCACCGCGGCGCCAGCGGCCATCGGCGGTGAGCCTACCGAGACGTTCCTGCCGCGCGTGCAGCAACGCATGAGCGACATCACGGCGGCATTGATTGACATCGGCGTTGACCCCGAATCGGCCGCGTTTCAGGTGTCCAAACTCGCCACCGAAATCGGCGGCACGCTTGGTGTAGGACCGGTGCTCGGTGGACTGGCGCGTACCGCTGGCGCGGCGCGGGTCGGCGGCGCGCTGGAGGCTGGCGGCATGGGCTCTGCTGGCGCGGCGGGTCTGACTGGTTTTCCCGCCATCGGTACACGCATGGCAGCAGGCGGCGCCGCAGGCGCGGCGACCACGGCACTTGTCGAACCTGGCGAGATCGGCACTGGAACGGCCATTGGTGCGTTCTTGCCCGCGGTACCGGCAGTCTACGGTTTTGGTCGCAGCGTCGTTCAGCCAGTTCTTCAGCCTCGGCAAGTTGCGGAAAACCGCCTTGTTTCGGCGCTTGGTGGCCAAGAAGAAGAGGCGATCAGCGCGCTGCGTGGGACGCGCGATATGCCGACCGCAGCAGGGTATCAGCCTACGCTGAGTGAGCGGCTTGTCGAGGGTGGCATTACATCGCCCACCATCGCCGCGATGGAGCGTCGCGTATCGCGCGTTTCGGACACGCAGAACCGCATGGTGTACGAGGCTCAACAAGAGCGCATCGGCGCGCTGAAGGGGCAACTGGAGCGCATCAACTCCAATCTGCAGCGCCAGGCAGGCGTGATGAACCCGCAGGCGTTTGCCGATCTCACGGCTACCCGTGACTCGGTGATGCGCAGCATCCAAGAGGAAACGGCGGCGTTCGACGACGCCACGCGGGCGCTCGGTGAAGGGCTCGCCAACGCCTCACAGATTCGCATCGGAGAGGTGCTATCGGGCGCGGCCGAGGCGAGTCTGAAGAAGGCGCGCGAAGAGATCGTGACGCCTGCGTACAACCGCGCATTTGAGCTTGCTCCCCCCAGCACCAAGATCAACTTCCAAGGCGTTGTCAACGCCGCGCGCGAAATCAGGGCCATGCCGCTTGCCGAACTCAAGGCCATCGCGCCTGAGACGGCCAAGATTCTTGACCTGTATGGACCGCAACCCATTCCCGCCACGCTCCGAGGCGGCGCGAAGAAGCGGGCTCAGGAAGCTGCTGCAAAGGCCGTCCCCGAGGTAACGCTGGAGCAGGCCGACGCGCTCAACAAGGCGCTCAACATCGACCTTGCTGCTCTCAGTCGGTCAAGCGACTCGACATCTCGAATCATCAGGTCCAACCTGATGCAACTCAAGACATCGCTCAAGAGCGCCATCGACAGCAGCCCACTGTCTGACGAGGCCAAGAAAGCCTACGAGGCCGCCAAGAACCTGCACGGCAAGGAAGTGGCCGACAAGTTCTACTCTGGCACCGCGTCGAAGTTGCAGCGCATGAGTTCGGCCAACGTACCGTTGCTGCCGAGCGAGCGCATCGTCAGGACAATGCTCGGATCCGAAACAGGCGCGACCGACTTGCTTGCTGCAGTCGGGCGCGAGCCGGCCACGCTCAACGCCATCTCGCAAGGTGTGGAGGACGAGTTTCGACGCCGCGTGTTTGTCAAGGGCCGCATCGACCCCAACCGCGCGGCGAAGTTTTTGGCCGACAACCAGCGCCAACTTTCGCTGATGGACAATGCTGGCGCGAACATCACCGGTCGTCTGCAATCGGTGCAGCAGGAAGCCGCTCGCATCGACGAGGGCTACCGGGCGCTTGCCGAGGAGGCCAAGCAGTTCAAGCAGCCCACGGCCGCGGCGCTTGTGGATGATCTGCTGAAGAACTCCAACAAGATGGGTGTGGCGCTTCGCCGCATGGACGAGCCGGCTAAGGCGGCGCTGTCGGCCAACCTGAGCGAACGCATCAACGCTGGCATTCGTGACGGCAACTATGAAGACGCGCTGCGACTGTTGCGCGACCCAAAGACCTCCGAATCGATGAAACTCGGTCTTGGTTCAGTGCAGTACAACCGCTTGCTGAATCAGGCGCAGATTGGTGGCGAGGTCAAGAAGTTACTGGCCAGCCCGCAACTTGCCGGCGTCGAAGCCAAGATGCCAACGGTGCTCAATGGGTTCACCACAGACCAACTGATGAGTTTGGAGAACGTGGCCCGCGACATCGCTCGCATCCGTCGAGTGGACAACTTGGCAGGGTTTGGGGCGCAAACCGCAACACCCAACGTCGCAGCGCTGGCAAGCGAAGAGGCAGCACAGGTTGGCGCATCGGCGAAAGGCTTCCCTGTTTTGCTTGACCGATTGGCCACAATGGCTCGTAGCGTGTGGGTCAACGTCGAGGAGCGTATCAACAAGCGCGTCGCGGCTGAGTTGAGCTACATGATGTACAAAAACCCGGACGGCGCGATTGAAATGATCCGCAACGCGCAGCGCCGCGCAAAAGACGCCCGCAAGCCTGGCCCTCGCGCCCGCGTAGCAACTACCGGTGCTATCGTCGGAGGCGCGCAAATGATGTCTCCAGAGGAACCCCAACCATGACCACCCTCTCCATCCAGCCCCCGTTCCCGATCTTCAGCGACCGCGACGGCCAGCCGCTGGAGAACGGCTACGTCTGGATCGGCACGGCGAACCTGAACCCGATCACGAACCCGGTGGCGGTGTACTGGGATGCGGGGCTCACGCAGCCCGCTGCCCTGCCGGTGCGCACGATCAACGGCTACCCGGCCAACAACGGCACGCCTGGGCGGCTGTACGTCGCATCGGACTTCTCGATCACGGTGCAGGACGCCAAGGGGTCGTTGGTCTATAGCGCGCCTGCGG